GCACCACTTAATACTAAGATATCTTATTTGAGTTGATTAATGGCTGTTTGCGTTTTAGAGTTAGTCAAAATTCAAGTCCCACTTTATCTCAAGCTAAACAAGCCGGGCTTTGTTCAATCTACCTATTGGGATCAGTGAACAGAAGCATCTGGTTCACCAGTCTCCCCTGAGGGATCCTCTATACCAACCCCATCCTCTTCCTCAGTCTCTCTTAATCCCGCAAGCTCTTTTAGTGTTTGGAGTTTAGGCTCCTTCCACTCACTTCTGGTTTCGTTAAGCATTATCTCAAATACTACTTGGTACTCTTCTAGAGCCTTTGAAAACACTCTAGTCTCAATGAGCTTGTTTATAGCATCTCTCCCCACATTTTCTATGACAAATTTGACAAGACGGTCCATTAACCTGTGCAGCCTCCAAGATTCACGCTTGAGTAGGTCTATGCCATATTCTTCATTTGTCTTCTCATATAAAATTTCTGTTAAACCTTCTATGTTTTTATAATCAAAATCCTCCACTTCAACTATCTCTGGCGGGTGATCAAGGCTTTCAGTGAAGTCAGCGGTAATGGCTTCCTCTGGCAGCATGTTATCTAAATCAAGCATGAATTGATCAATATCAAAGTCATCATCTGGTTGAGATACATAAACCAGACTCATGACTGGAGTCCCGGACATCTTTTTCACCCCTTGGTCTTCAAATTTGGCCTTTAAATTCGTTCTAATCATCATTTGTCTCTCTGTTGAAAGACTATCAAAGCTATCTATTAAATGACTTGCATCGGGTAAGGATAAGCTCTCATTTAGTATCCAACTCTTTGTGAACTTATTCAACTTTATGTGTGACAGAAATCCAAGTGATTGACTATTGTAGTTGATGTGCTGGGCCCTTGGAGCAATGCTAACCACGGTGAAAGTTCTTCTCTCATGTGATGCAACACATCTTAAATTTCTGCCAGTCCATTCAATAGACAAATCTAGACTGAAAAGGTGGCTCAAGTCAAATTCATACCTCTCATCAATGTAAAACGGGATTCCATGAGTGGAATTCACGCCAGTCTCACTTAATAGAAGCCTATTCCTGTTAACTGAGGGGCTACTAGGAATCTGCCATCCCATTGCTTTTATGAAATCCCTTAATGCTATTGACTCAACGGCTGCTAAGCGAGTTCTAGTCATAACAGAGATGACCCTGGTTGGCTCATCCATTTCGTTGTCTATTGAGATTTTCACTGCATAACCATCAATAATCCCCTCCCAGCATCCAAAACCATGGTATTTAGGGCCATCTTTTCCAACTGTTAGAAGCTGTCGAACAGTAAAAACTCCTAGAGTTCCGTGCTTATTTCTCTTCATCTCATCTATAATTTTGTAAACCGGCTCTCTGGGGCCAGACCTCCAAGATTGCTCAGACACAACTCTACACAACCTGCTCATGAGAACAACATCATTCTGCCTAGATCTAACCGCCTCTTTATCGAAGCTGACTCTATCTCCTGCTTCAGCAAATAACTTGTGGATATCTTTAGCTTTGTTCGGCTCGCTCTCAGGCAATGCAGCCAGTAGTGAAAATTTCTCTCTCACCAGTAATATTGAGCTAACTGGGTGCTCTTCTTCACTTCTTTCACTTATTAGTCTGTGATTAGATGATAGGTTATTCATGATAACAGATATCAATCTGCTATGACCATGCTTCGATATTATTTGGGTACCAAGAAGGCGCACAACTCTTTTCCTTCCTGAAAAAGTGTTTAGCCACACAAACATTTCCACCAAGTTACTAAAGGGAGATGCTCTCAGTGACTCATTCATATCCTTGTCTATCCAGGGGATTATTTTCTTATGCTGTTCAAAGTAATAATTTCTAGACTCTCTACTAAGTCTTACTGTGTTGATTTCTTCATCATCTTCGAACCAATACGATAAGAGAAGACCTCTTAGGCTAACAAGACTATACTCATTATTTGTAGCAATTTCAACTCTGGTCTCCTTCCTCTTGTACTCTCTGAAAGATGCAGCAATGTCTTTAATCATAATGGTCCCCAGCAATTCCTGGTTCCTAACGAAATCATTGTGAAAAGGAAACAGTATTTTTAGCTCCTCGCATGTAATCTGTTTGTCTTCAATAATCTCTCTCATTTCCTTCAATAAGGATTCTAGTAGGGTCACTTTATCAAAGTGTTTTACCATTGGATCTAGCCAGCTGCTAATAGACGTAATTGATCTAACCTTTAAGATGTACGCACTCTCAGCAAGTATTCTTGGTAGTGTGTTGAGGCTGCTTAGTGAAGCAGAAACCCCAGGAGAATGTAACTTCTGTGAGATTTTAGTATCAACCTCTTCTGGAGTCAAGGCTCTCCTGAACATTAGTGATGGTGCTTTCTCTATGTCTGACCTCCAATCTTCCTTAGCCCCGACCCTCTCTAACAACTTGACCCATTTATTTCTGTTCCCGTGTAATATTTTATGAGTGCTAGAGAGTGAGCCATGAGCAGTGAGTTCAATGGATAACTTAATTGTATCATCTAGTGATTGGTTGGTTGATTCCAACGGCTTCACTCTGTGCTTGTACAGCTTCCCTAGATTGCTTGATTTAACAACATTCCACATATTGTAATTAAACCCCAATAAGCCAGGGCACAAGCTATTATCCATCAGGAAGAACCCTAAACTAGGGTCTGGCAAGATGGAGTTTAAAACCTGGAAAGATCTGAAATATTTTGTTGTGGTCATGCCTATCAATACGTAGTGCAGGTAACTCTGGCCTACCTGCAGACCATTAGCAACGTAATTTGTACCGCCATTCTCTATGTAAGTCGTTAAGAGAGCACTCAACTCCTCTTGTCTAGCCAATATGAGTTCCTGTTCTGAGACTAAAAAACCAGAATAGATAGCTTTAATATCAGGTTTGTAGTGGTTAAACCCAAATTCGAAATTAGAGTTAAACTCAAACACGTGGTTAGTGGCTAGAGCACTTTTAACTTCTGAGTTAACTACGCCCATTGCAGTGGACAGGTTAACCTTGAAAGTTAGAATGGAAGCAGCCAAAAGTCTTGCAGCTCTTGCACCTTCTGCAGTGCCATCTACTGGACAGCTAGCGCTGAAGAAAGAGTCATCAGAAGATTGTAAGTGACACATCACGATTTTGAAAGGCCTCTTATACCCAAAAGCTTTAACAAGTTGATTATTATAAATGCCAATAACCTCCTTTGCTCTAGCTATAATTGCAGAATGATACAGTGATGAGCTGTAATGCAGTATGCCTTGCATCATCCCTGTTGTGAGCTCAATGTACGGCTCACCGGCTTTAACCCACCTGAAATTACCTATTCCTTTGTACCCATCATACATGTTCTGCACTGTTTTATCATAGAACTTCAAGTTCCTGTGCTTGTCAAAAAGCTCCAAAATCCCAGGGTTTATTAGAATTCTTTTGGATTCCCAAAGCCTCAGACATCTAATTATGACTTTATGCATATACTTTGGTGTCAACTTTAAGAGGGGCAGTAACAACTTAAAGCTGCAATTATTTTGGCTCCATTTTGAGGCATCAGCAGAACTGTTTAAGGTGATGTGGCTATTCCTATAGAGGCTTCTAGCTTCTTTGAATGCATTTTCTGGAATTATAGATTTGTTATGAGGGTGTGTCATGGTTTCTTCTGGAATAAACCCACACAAGACCCTAGCTATCTGCTCTATTATCCTCTGAACCACTCTCTCCTCAAACCCCAGAACGTAAATTTCTCTATCTCCACCATGCTGAGGTTTTCTGAAAATGTCAATATTTAAACCCCTTGTTCTCAAGCATTTCAACATCTGATCCTCGAATAACTCTGCTATGGTTACTGATTTTCCCTTCAGCTTGGCTAGCTTTTCAATTACTTTTGATCTTGTATACTTACTGGAGACATTCTTCCTATCATACAGTAGAGGGCCAAAGTTGCTTGAGGCCTTGAGAGTTGAGAATTCTTCCTCTATAGATGTTTTGAATAGGAACTTGCTCAACTGCTTTTCTAATTCGCTCAGCATGTCGGGGTAGCTGTTCATTATTCTTGTTTTCAGCCGATCACTACAATCCAGGAGCATTTCAATATCAAAGCAATGTGGACTTGGCTTGCTCGGAGACACTATTCCCATAGTTTGAGCAATTTCTTTACTATAAAGTTGCTCATACACTAGTATCTTGTCGTAAAGCTTGCTTATCTTATTGATTTGGGCTACCTCATCCTTATTTTTAATATATCCCATGTAGAACAAGTTGATGACTTGTTGGCCAGAAACTAAGGGTGTCCCAGTGTACGGGTTGACGAACCCATGCCAGAAGAGTTGACTGCTTGTGTCTGTTTGCCCGTGGCCTATTAGCTCCTCATTTTTTGCTGTTGGGGGATTGGCAGAGTACAGAGCACATAAAGCTTTATGTTTTCTATATAGCCACAGGGTCAGTCTGCTCCTAAACTGCTTCGAGATCTTTGACACTAGTTTGTAAGGCTTGGCTTCAATTGGCCATTCTTCCATGCTCTCCATAACCAGATATCTTGTTCTTGTTATTTCTTCTTCGATTTCTGTCTTATCAGACAAGCCAATCATGAGAGACAGCATTAACATGGGCATGGCCTCTTTGATTAGCTGTGTGTAGCCTGTGTTTTCTTTTGATTCGAAAAGGATATCCTCTTCCTTATATGGTTGCACGCCAGCAAAGTTTGACCAGAACCTCATTAATGCTATTGCTCTTGGCAGCGTTATGACCCAGTTTAGTAGTTTCGACTCTGTGAGGCTAATAAAGTGAGTGTAGGCATACTTCTTCCCATTGAACAATGGGTACATTTTCTTAAACACAGAACTAGAACTTAAGTGACAAGTTGTTGACATGTCAAACAAAACAGAAAAGAATATTTGCTCTTCCTTTTTCGTTGGCTTTATCAATAGCCACACATTGAAGTCTTGAAGTTTTTTGAAGATGAATTCCCCTTTTTTACAATTTTGCTTTAAGCTAATATTCACTTCTGTTCCAATGTCTGAGATCATTTTTGCCCAACAGAATAACTTAGTTCTGCTGAGCCACTCCACATACTCTTTTTCCTTATCTGCTAGTAGAGAGGGACCATGGTAAGATCTTGATTGATTGATCAGCATTTTCCAGTTAATCAAACTAGGCGTATCGAAGGGCACGCTGCTCAACAAGTCTTCATAAAACTTTTCATCCACAATCAGCGCATCCATGTCCGAAGTGTCAGTATTTGTAATGTGGAACCAATCAGGTTTAGACTTTCTCTCTTCATCTAGGGATGCATTGTAATTAGGATTAATTTTCCCTTTAATGTATTCAGTCGTCATCCCTTTTCCTTCAATCCCCTTCAGCGCTAGATCAAAAGAATTCTCCTTTGTTAATGCCATTTTAACTCGACCTGTTTTCCCTTTGTACTCTGCCTTCAAGGCTTTCAGTTTTTGGTCGTCTAATTCAACAAAGTGCAGGTAAGTGTCTATCTGGTGCTCGCTCAATCCGTCTGCTGATATATGATTAAGAGACCCTGGGGAGCCGTGAGACTCTTCAGTCACCACTTCTGCTTGCTCATAAGAAACATATTCAGGTGATTCCCATCCATACTGTTCCATTAAATCCATTTCCTTGTCAGGGAAATAACAAGGGTCAGTTAAAGACTTGCCCATTGCTGTAAAAAATAGGACATCGTACACATTTTCAAATTTAGGCTCTATAATTGTTAAGCCCTGAGATGGTCTTCGATCAGGAAGCTGCAAAATAGGGGCAACCATAGGAATGTTTATCATTGATTTACAATCTTGCCTCATGTTTCCTTCGTTCTCTCTAATGTATTCATCTTCAAAATCCGCATGTGCCTTTTCACTTTTCATCCTTCTTTTTTCCGAATTGAATTCGTAAGTTGTAGTCCTCCCAACCACTTCTCCTATAGAAGATTTCAGGATTTCGAAAGTCTTTTTTGCTGAAGTTGCACTGATGTTCTCATCCATTAGCGCTTCAATCCTCTTTTCATCCCACCTTTTCAAATGCGACATGAGAAATGGTTCATCCTCACTGCACTTACTAGCTCGCCTCATGAGTTCATTGTTCCATTCTGTTATTAGGGGATCTGACAACTTAGTTAAGTTTAAGAAATACTGCTCCAATTCTTTCCTAGTCATGGTCGCATCCTTCTCAAGTAGTGGAACCAAACCCATCCTTTTTAGCTTGTCTTCCACTTTGATTGCCACCATAAATCTCAATAATATTTCCTGTAACTGCTCTTCCGAAAGGTCTAAGTTGGTGACGATAGTGTCTCTAGAAACTATTATTATCCCAAACAGAATTGGCTTGGAGTTTCCTCCTCTAGACACTTCACTTTCCCTAATAACTTCAAGTATTCCCTCATACTTTTGCTTCTTCTCATAATAGTACTTGATAGCCCCCTCTCTAGAGCCTTTGTAAGTCCCAACTTCTACGATTATGTTGTTCATAATTGACTCAATGACAAAATCAGGTGAATAATTTGTTATTTCTCTTCCAGAGCTCTTAAACACTTTGTATAGCTTCTTGTCCGATTCATTGATTAAGTGATTGAACGTGAAGTCATGAACAAAGTTGGATAATCTATAATCGCCAAGTTTGAACGTCAAAGACTGCCCTGCAATGCTGCTCCCAATGCTTGTTCCGTAATCAGTAGATATCCTAGGCTTCATTCCATACAGTAAGCGTAGACGGCATTCCTCTGCCTAGCGCTGAAATTGACTATAAGCCAGGAACC